TATATCACGAGCCACTCCGGCAACTTTCACCTTTCCCGATCCATTCCACCAGTCGGAAAACGGCTCTGCCACCAATTCATCCCATGCAATACTGATCTTCCCGAACAGGTCCGCATTCTGCCATTCATCCGTCGCTGTAAACTCGTCTATTTTTGACTTTGTTTGCTCCACAAAGCGATCAAAAGAATTCATCGCTGTAAGGAGCGCATTTTCCACATCCGGAACTTTGTCAGTAAGCCAGTCGAGCGCTTCCATAAGATATGGCTTAAACTTCTCACCTAAAGACATTTTCATGGAGTCAAGGGCTCCCGTGAACAGTTCAAATTTTCCGGCAAGATTATCCATCATGATATCTGCCATCTCCTGCGCAGCTCCGGAACTGTTGTTAATCTGCTCTGTAAGATCTGCAAAATCCTGATCAGAGGCATTTACGATGGCCAGAAGCCCGCTCATTCCTTCCTGCCCCGCCAGCATCGCAGCGTACTGGGCTCTCTCCGCCTCAGATAATGCGCTGAATTTCGATCTTAATTCCTGAAGGGTCTGTGATAATGGCTTAACTGATCCATCAGCGTTTGTTATGCTGATACCAAGGTCGTTGATTGCATCCTCAGCCTGACCAACAGGATGGGTAAGATTGGTGAGCAGGCTTCTCAAACTGGTGCCCGCTTGCGATGCTTTAATACCATTGTTCGCCATAAGACCGATCGCTACCGCTGTGTCCTCTATGCTGTACCCAAGGGCTCCGGCAACCGGTGCAACGTATTTGAACGTGTCGCCCATTTTTGCGACATCGGTATTCGTTGCATTAGCAGCCATAGCCATAACATCAGCAAACCGTCCGCTGTCCTTCGCCGCCATTCCAAATGCCGTCAATGCGTCCGTTACAATATCGGACGTAGTTCCAAGATCTTCTCCAGAGGCGGCCGCCAGGGACATAAGACCTTCGATACCGTCCATCATCTCTTTTGCGTCCCAGCCTGCCTGAGCCATGTACTTAAAAGCTTCTGCCGATTCAGAAGCAGTAAACTTCGTGACAGCTCCCATCTGATTCGCCTTTTCAGTCAACTGAGCAAATTCCTCGCTTGTAGCGCCTGATATTGCCTTGACTTCTGACATTGCAGCTTCAAAATCCGCATATGTCTTAACCGTATCCGCAATACCGGCGCCGGCAGATATCGTGACTCCGGCTGCCACAAGCGGGCTTTGCAGTAACCCGAACACCCTCCTGACGGGGGATGTCACGAGGTCTACCGCTTTAAGCGTAACCTTCCACGCTTTTGAGGTCAGGCTTTTCACATAGGTTATTGCTTGCTTCACAGTCGGTGTAATCCGATCCTTCGCTTCAAGAAGAATCTGATACTTCTCTTTGAGCATTGCAAGAAGTGATTTCTTCGTCTGATTTACAGACTTCTCAAAACCAGACGCCTTTTTAGAAGCCGCATCAAAACCACTCCCGACCGATTTCTCAAACCCGGAGACGCTCTTAGAGGCATTTTCAAAACCTTTCGCAGCTTTATTTGCGCTGTTCACAGTATTTTCCATACTCTTCTGCGCCTTTTTCGCCGCAGAGTCAAGGCCTTCCATCTTTTCGGATATACTGTCAACAACCTGTCCGGTATTGTCTTTAGTCTCTATTGGAATCTCAATTTTAATAACCTTAGTCGCCACCCGCTCTTCCTCCTTTCTCGTCATCTTCCAGACGTATTCTCATAGACGCGAACATAAACGCCCGCACGCCAGCCGGCTTTGCATATACTTCATCCGGAGTTATGCCTAACCGCTGAAAAATTTGGTGCAAGAGGGTAGTTTTTCCTCCTGCTCGGATCAGTTTTTTGCTGTTTCCTCCATCTTGTTTTCAACCTCTTCCAGGTTTTCGGAATCAAATCCGCTCAGCTTATTGATTTCATCAATGACTCTGTCTTTTTCTCCGCCGAGAAGCACCGCTTCGATAACATCAAGCGCAGTCACGACAAGAACGCCCTGCTTTCTAAGCCCGTCCCACACCTGCTGATTATCCCAAAGTTTTGTACGGTCATCTTCGACCGTTGCATGGTAGATCAGTGAGGAACGGAATTTTGCATTGTCTGTCTCTTCCGCAAACTTGATGCCGATCTGCTTATTCCGAACATACTTTGTATACTTCTTGCGGCACTTGTTTGCTTCCTCTTCTCCGAGGGCGTGAATTCTGAACGAAAAGTAGAGCTTCCCTCCGCGAACGATATCGAACTGTACAATTTCGTCCGTCTTATAGGCAGCCGCCGCCAACATTCCGGCAATAAAATCGTTTTCAACCGTCAAAAGCTGCCCCTGTGTTTCCTTTTCAGTAAATTCTTCCTCGCGAACTTCCTGCGTATTTTCCGCCTTATCTGCTGTTTTTGCTAAACTTGCCATTGCATATCCTCCTTAAAATATTGAAGGATGACCGTGCGGCCACCCTTCGTTAAATTTGTCGATTTAGATTGAGAGTTCTTTCTGGAGATCCGGTTTCCCGTTGACGAAGAAGTTCCAGTTACGCTTGATAACATCTCCATTCGCAACGTTCTGGAGATCAATGTCGCCAGATGGGATACACTCTCTGTACACAACGCGCTCTTCGGATCCATTAAGCCCCTGGAGAACGCCCTGGAATACAAACTGCGGTGTTGTTCCAGACTTCATAGATGCCATGAGTTCACGGAACATGTCGATATCTTCGATCACGATTTCTGTAACAGTGATCGTGATTCCGTAAGAGTCACTGGTCTCATGCTCCTGCGGATCTCCCATAGGTTTATACTTCACATTGTTGTATGTAGCCTTTGCCTGAAAAGACTCCATGGAAGCCAGAAGATCGCCGGTTCCATTGTAGAGTCCGGCGTCCTTGCCGGTACGCGCATGACGCGCATCAGATGATGCTCTTTCGTTAATAGCCATTTAGTTTCCCTCCTTTATTCAGTTGTCCTGCTCGAGAACTGGAATTTGTATGTCAGATACAGATGCTCAATGGAATCCTTGTCGATCACCTGGATATCCATGTATGCATAATCACCATCGGACTGATATGTGGTATTCTCGGATGCGGTACCGGATACAAGCTTACCTTCGTTGATCATCGCATTGATGACGCCCTGCAGCTGACTAACAACCGTAGCCCGTCCGTTTACATCGTTATCCACCTTTCCGATCAAAGCATCAGCCTGGTCATTGCAGCGGGTAATCAGTTCATATCTCGTTTTTGTTCTTCTGATCTTTTTCCAACCGTCATCCTGATTATCCGCCGGGCTTACCAGCGTATTGATTGCGCTGTCGATCCAGATCTGCCCGCTCGTGTTTGTGCTGAGAACGATGCATCCTTTCTGCTCTGCTGTAGAGATGTCTGTCGGAGTGAGGGCGTCGTTAAGTTTCGTATACCCTTCCACAACCGTGTGGGTAAGAGATTTATTGGACGCACACGCAGCAATCATTCCTGCGATCCTTGCCGCTACGAGGTATCCCTCTACAGGTTCTCCAGAGATTTCTGCGGATGCGTTTACTACATAATGCATCTTCTCACTGTTGAACGCAGCCGCATGTGCCATACGGTCCGTAAGCGCGACCGTTTTCTTTTCGGCCACAACCGCCATTGCAAGCTGTCCTGCATCGAAAATCCGATCAATAAACGAAGCAAGCAACTGATGTACGGCGGTTTCTTCCGTATCAACACACGCTACATTGAACCGGTAAGGCTCCGCTGCAACAAACGCTTCGCTGTATTCCGCATTACTTGCCGTAGGATCTGTTCCCGGAGTAAATGCCTCTTCGCTCACATCTGCGAGAACACCTGTTGCGCTTGCTACGATCTCGGAAGTAAAGCACTTGGAATTTACAAACGCATCGTTCAGCGCCTTTACTTCATCATCTCCGGCCGCGAATTCGAGCTTCTCAAATTCTTTTGCCCCGGAATAGATAACGCATTCTTTGAGGGATGAATCGGACAGTTTTTCTCTTACAGTAACCGCAAAGTCCTTGGCGCCCGGATATTTCGCTGTGATCTTTAATGCTTCTGTATCGCCGTCCTTATCAAGGGTAACTGTGGCCGCAGTTCCGCCTTTTCCAACGCGAACGCAAACGCATTTCGTTGCTCCTGCCCTAATCACTTCACGGATTGCGTTAGTCGAACCTGCAGTGCCGTACAGCTTTTCATACCCTTCTTCTGGCGTGATCTCTACCGCTTCAGCAAGCGGTCCAAAATCGGATTTAAAGAAGATTGCCACTACTCCATCTGACGCTCCTACGATCTGATTTTCCCCGGCCTTCTGGATGTTGAAATATGTTCCCGGTCGAATTTTGGTTTCACCAACAATAAATGTTCCTGCCATCACTTAACCTCCTTGCTCATAAATTTGTTTACAAGCTCTTTCGCTTCTTTTACCGTGGCCCTGTCTTTACCGTAGTATCTCAAAGCCGCAGCAACACATTCTTTACGTGTTCCGAACCGTTCTGCCGCATTGGAAAGCTCCTGCGCGCTGTAAACCGGTTCAGCAATTTTCTTTGGCGCCTTTTCCTTTGACGAAGTATTTGCGCCAGATGTCTTTGCTTCTGCCATAATATTTATTCCTCCTTACTTAAAATGACATTTTTCATAATCGCGTGTTCTTTCGCCCTGTATTTCAAGATTCCATATCTTCCCGTCACATACAGTTGACCTGCTTTCAGATAATCCGCCTGACGATCTAGCTGAACCTCAAATACGTTCATAGGGGATCCGTCCAGCAGGATTATTCTTTCGTCCGCAGCGATTCTCTGGGCTACAGCAGCAATCATTTTGATGTTCTTTGATTTATCCGGGCATAAAAGATGGACCGCTATTCTGCAGTCCATCCATGCAACAGTATTCATATTATTTCCATTCACTTTGTTCAGCGCGGTCAGCCGGCAGTAAAATACCGGTTTTTCTGATGTGTCTGTAATCTCGCTCAGCCGATCCACGCCAATGACTACAGACTCCGGATATAATTCTTTAATATACTGGTTCAAGGCAACAATAGGATCGGGATCCGTTGTCTCCTGCGGCGAATATTCCATCATGTCTATGGATATCTCCTGTCCAATCACATTTCCTTCAAGCAGGAATGGATCCGTTCTTGCCCACGCAAAACTGTACGGTCCGCCATCATCCGGGTAAATCAGGACATCCCTGAAGCACTCCTTAATAGCCGCCTCGATCTCTAAAATGACCAGAGAGGTGCTTTCTGTATAGGCGACGATGTTCAGAGCGCCTACACTGGATCTTTCCTCATTTGCCTGCATATCGCACGTAAAATTGATACGTGGGTACTGGCTTTTCCCTTTCCATCCTTCCTGCTTATCATCCGGAGCTTCTGTGTTGAATATGGCCGGTTTGTCTGCGTAAGTCGCGCATAGCGCCTTCAACTTTTCAGAATCAAGCAATCTTTTATAAATCAGGCTTATCAGATTCATCTCCTGCTCCTTCCTCCGGATATTTCACGATCGTCTGCATATCCTTGCTGTATCGAATTTCCCAATCCCCGTTTGCCACCTCGTCAGCATAAATAAAAAAGTGGTTCGTGACATTCCCGATCTGCGGTGGATATTGCACAGTGACCTTGTTTCCCGTAACGGAAACGACAAACCCTTGCTCCCCTTTGCTCCAGCTTTTATGCTTTGCATATATCAAGGTGCCGCGCTGTATTTCCTCCGTATCGAATACGTTAGTCGGATTCCTAATAATCAGCATATAAACCTCCTAAAAATCAGAAAAAATCGAATCAACCTCCGGTTCCACATCGTCCAAAATAGGATCCACGAATGGTCTTGCCTCCATTTTTTTCGTTCCGTCTTCAAGATATCCGGCATATGAAGCTTTGGAGTCTGCGTAAGCCGTTATAGAGATGCTTGAGTTCGAGTTTCCTCCATTCATTCGCACCCCCGTCTTCCACGCTCGTCGCAGGAAGCCCGTCCTCACCCCGGGAGGGTTTCCCGGTGATGATGGACTTGGGTTTGTCAGAACTTCTATGGCGCTATTCCGCATGGCATTTGACACGCGAAATGCCTTAGACATTGTCTTTTGATTTACCTCCCTAACCGCCTCGCGCACAGCTTGGCGGATCGCTTCGGATGCTCCTCCAGGTGTCATCTCAAATCATTCCTTTCTTCTGCGTAATAGATTGTTGCCACGCCCAACGAACCGGCATCATCTATGGCAAGCACAAGAAATAACCGGCTGTCCATCGCGAGAACGTCTCCCTTTTTGGCAGCCGGCCCATCCCAACTTACAATAGTATGGGTTAGGGAGTGCTGATCCTGGTCCCACATGTGCTTAGTCTTTTCGCGGTCATCAGTATCAGCTTCTGCCAAAACACCATTGACAAGAATCCCTGTATCCTTATATTCCACCACGGGAAGCCCGATGCTTGATATGTCAGAGTCTTTTCTTTTTACCAGGAACTCTTTAAAAAGATTTCCCGGGCGAAAATACATAAGCACATCAGCCACCCTCCCTCTCCGTAGACATCATACCGGTATAGAAATAAGGGCGTTCACATTCGTTTCCTTGTGCTGAAATAGCCGCTGCGGAAAGGCAGTTCTGTGCTACCGATGCTTTGAGCTTCTCGTATTCTTCCTGCCACAACTTTGCCCGATTTCCGAACTGTAACGATAGTGGACCCGTTTGTGTATCAACCTCATAGGAAAAGCGCCTAAAAATAGTCTCTAAGCAGGCCAGCTTTGCCCGCTTCCAGTTCTTGTGCATTTCAAGTATGGCTGTGTATTCTTCATCAGTAAGAGCGCAAGTTTTCTCCTTCCCCTCTACCATTGTATCGCCAAGCTCAAAACGCATAAGGTCTTTCCCTCGTTCAGATAATTTTCCAGGATCGTAACTGTATGCGCCTGCCATTATTCATCACCTGCGCTTTCCTCCTGCACATCCTCTTCAAAGTTGAGTTTTGTGGCGGCCGCTTCTGTTGCTTCTTTGATAGCTTTTCTCGAATCACAAGCATTAAGCAGAATCAGAACTTTCTCGTCCTCGATCTCATTAATAGTCTCTTTTGCTTCTCCGGCGGTCATCTGCATTACCTCTGCGGCTTTGCATATCTGTTCTTCGTTACAGTGGAGAATCATCTTTCCATCCCTCTGGTTAATCGGGATTGCAAACTCAACCTGACCTATGAATGCGCCAGTGACGGCCGGTTCGCTCGGATCTCCCCCGCCGGCGGCGATCGCAATCACTCCAAGTTTCTCCTGCGCTTTGGGATTGATGACAAATTCAGACGGAATTTCATCGCCAATATAAAAGGTCTGCCCATTAAACGAACAGGGCTTTTTTGCTATCAGCCTCATAAGCTCCCTCCTTAAACAGCATCTTTAAAGAACATTCCAAGATCATCTGCCGTTTTCTTCATATCACTTGCCATAAGTCCTTCTACATATTCCGAATGTGTTCCATTTTCTCCCAGATAATTGAGGACCGGAAGAATCTGCCCGTCGCCAAGCATGTCCCACGTGAAGATGTATCCTGCGCTCGGCTCATCAATAGACGGATTGTTGGTAGCATAACAGAGCAGGATTGCATTCGGATCTCCGATAAATCCCATGTCTGCATCAGCCCCCATCGCTGCCTTGTTCATAATGGACTGCATAACAACTACCCTTTCCGTGCTGAAGAGCTGGGAAAGAACATTCAGATTTACGTTCGCCGGATTCATCGTTGATCCGCCATATTTTACTCTTTCGAGGATTCCAGGATGGTTCTTCAGCGCGGTAAACACATTTGCCCCAAGCCCAATACGGTTTGGTCTGCGTCCAGTCAGCTCCTGCATCTCCGTCGCTTTTTCATCGAAGAACTTAACCGGATCCGAGTTGTCATTGCTGAATTTGATAAACTGCTTTCCGGACACGCTTGTTGAATCAACACCCGTGTATTCGTTGGACCAAACGCCAGACTTAAAGAAACTTCCTGCAAACAGCACATCCTGATGGATATTAGCCTGCTCAGCGATTGTCTTTGTCCTCTGCACTCTCGGATCTCTTGTTGCCGGTCCCTGACGGCGCTGAAGATCCGTCTGTCTGATCTGATCGATCCCCATAATCATCTGGTCTACTTTGCAGTTATATGTTTCCGTATGCTCGGATACAACAGCCGGAGCAACTTTGCCATATGCCGGCTTTCTCTGCCAACTGTCTCTCAGCAAATCCTCTTTGTCAAAAATGTAGTAATTATCGGATGACAAATCTACCGGGCATACCGGAAACAGGGATTTCGCAAAATAATTCGCTGAATTCTGGTAGTAGGACAGTGCCATGTTAGTCAGTGCTGTGTGCGGTCTGAATGCTCCCTTTGCAATCTCTGCCGCAATTCCCTTTGTAGTGTTTCTCATGTGTTATTCCTCCTTTTCTATTAGCCTTCTCCACCGGCCGCCGCTGCTTTCTGGTATTTGGTGATCTGGATGCAACAGTATTCGTTTGCCTTTGCGCTGGATAATGCAATGCCCAAGACATAGTTTCCGTCAGTCGCTACCGCAGCAAGTCCATTTGCCCCTGCCGTAATCTCCTGTCCTTTTGTGATTGCGACGCCGGCAAGAACAAAGCCGATATCCTTTACCAGAATGTCCACATCGTCCCCGATGGCTACCTTCCCGGACTCAGCTCCAGAGATGTCATTGTAGCCCGCCTCGATATGCCGTCTTCCTCATCCTCAGACGTTTGAAATATGCCTGTGTATCGTCCGTTTCCGTCATATTTCATAATCTTATTTCTGCAGTCGGCAATTTCAGCGCCTGCTTTTTCAACGATCGTTGCGGAATTATTGATCTGTGTTCCGTTAAAATTCTTTGCCATAAGTCTTTCCTCCTTCCTTAAAATCCTGCCTCTTCATCGTAAGAAGCCAGTAACTCAGGGTTGCTTTCCCACGCTTTCGCGAGAGCGTCCGCATAGTTCAGGTCCGGATCTT